AAGTATTGACACCCGATCAGGTTAAGGCAAAGCAATTAGCTCATAATGCGTTATCCGGTCACAGTGACGCTCAGTTACTTAAGGAGATTTACGAAGGTATAAGCACACTTGAGGCAAAACTTGAGTCCGGCATATTTGAAGAAGATTTGAAACTTGACTCTAAAGTTAAGATCGACGAAATCGGTATTGAGTTTGACTATCAGAATATACATTTATTATTCCTTCCAAATCAGAAGAAAACTTTTGACAACGTTATCAAAGTATTAGAGGAGAAGTCCAGCATACATGTAGCTGATCTCGAATACTTTGAGCAGTTCAAAAAAGCCGTTCAAAAAGTTAGCAAGAACGAAGATGTACGCTCCACCTCTGGCATTATATTAAAAATGTGCGAAGTCGTTGAGGAATACTACGGTATTGAGCCGCAAAACCCTGACGAGTTCAGCAAAAGAATTTCAATTAAGGTTGACGCTAACATAAACGAAATGTGGAAAGAACTTCGAGAACGTTATAAACAGCTATTAGGATATAATAACCCTGCAAAATGTTTTGAGTTCGCTATTCAGGAAGCGTTAAACGTTCCAATCGAGAGTTATAAATAAGTGGCAGGCAGCAAGGGGAAATATCACGAGGACTTTCCGCTATTAGCTCAAGGCTATGCAAGGAATGGCTTAAATGACGAGCAGATCGCTCAAAAGTTAGGTATTTCGCTGGCTACTTTTTACAATTATCAGCACAATCATTTAGCATTTTTGGAGGCATTGAAGGAAGGTAAGGCTCCGGTTGACATTCAAGTCGAAAATGCGTTATTAAAACGTGCTTTGGGCTATTCTTATACAGAGGAGACCATTGAGTACAACGCTCCAAAAGATGTAGGTGAGTCGCCAACCGTTAAAAGCGTCCGCAAAGTCAAAAAAGAACTGCCGCCAGATGTTTTAGCTGGTAAGTTCTGGCTGCAAAATCGTAAGTCGAAAGAATGGAGAGACATTAAAGATGTTAACATAAGCGGCTCGGTCGAAAGTAAAGTCAGTACCATGACGCCGGAGGAACTTGACAAACGTTACCATGAATTAAGATCAAGGTTCAAAAGTGAGTCCCTCACTATCGAAGCACATAGCCCTAAAACTCCAAATGAGCCAGCCTAAGCGGTTATTATGACTCAAACAACAACTAATATACTTCGAGGTGTTTACGGTCTTACAGGGGAGGAAACGGAGGAACTGCTTTTAATCCAAAAACGCCGCATGGCAATCAGAGCGAGGGATAATTTTTATACGTTCTGCGTGTTCATGGACTCGGAGTTTTTTACTAGTGGAAAACCTCACTTAAAAGAAATAGCAAACGCCCTGCAAATGGTAGAGTCTGGTTTAATCACAAAGCTAACTTTATCGTTACCTCCGAGAGCTGGAAAGTCGTATATCGTTTCATTGTACTGTGCCTGGTATTTAGGGAGACATCCGGAAAAATCTATTATGAGAAATGCGTACGGTGACTCATTAGCTATGAAATTCAGCTATGACGTGAGAACAATTGTACAGCTCCCCGATTATCTCGAAGTGTTTCCTGACATTAAACTTAAAAGCGATAAGTCTCAGGTCTCAGATTGGGCTTTAACAACCGCAAAACAGTCAAGCTATTTTTGTGCGGGTGTTGGAGGAGCTGTAACAGGAAAAGGCTGTGACGGTGTTAGCATACTTGACGACCCGATTAAGAATATTGACGAGGCTATGAGTGAACTCGTACTTGAGAAAAAATGGCAATGGTACACAAGTACGCATAAATCACGTATGGAGAAAAATTGTCCTGAAATTCAGATCGCAACAAGGTGGAGTAAGAAGGACGTTATCGGTAAGATCGGAGACATGGATAAGTGCATTTCGTTAGATCAATTTTTATTAGACCCTTCGCTATATGCTAACTTTTGGGTTCAAGTTGTCGTTCCTGCATTGGACGATAAGGGTCAGTCGTTTTGTGAAGAAGTAAAAAGCACGTATGAATACCACGAACTCAAAAGAATTACAGACTCGTTTATATGGGAAGCTGAATTTATGCAAAATCCAGTCGAGTCGAAAGGTTCATTATTCCCTGAGAGCGAACTTCAATATTTCAAGTTAAATGAATTAAGAAAATATGCAGAAGGTACTCCTAAAGCTGGCGAGATTATTTGCAACGCAACCGTCGGAACTACGGACACGGCAGACGAAGGGCTTGACTTCTTAGGTTCAATCATTGGCAGAATGATACAAGGGAAGGTGTACGTTACTGATGTAGTATTCACTCAAGATCCGATTGAAGTAACCGAGCCACGAGTTGCACAACAAATAATAAATACTGGCTGTAATAAAATGCAGATCGAAAGCAACGCCGGAGGAAAATCTTTTGCTAAAAATATTCAGAAACTTTGCAAGGGTAAGACGCCCTGTACTATTACATGGAAGGCGACCTCACAAAATAAAGAGACACGTATTTTAATGAAGTCTGGAATGATTAAGCAGTTTTTCGTATTCAGATCAAAGGACGATTACGCAGCCGGTTCGGATTACGATTTATTTATGAGGCAATTATTATCATACGTAAAATTCGGCACTAACAAACATGACGACGCTGCGGATGTGGCTACCATGTTAGCAGAGGTGACACTCGAAAAGAAAACACTCACGACAATACAATAATTTTTTTTAATAATCATAAGGAGATAGTTCTATGTCAGTAACAACATTAAAACAACACGTCGCAGCAGCACTCAGTACAGCAGGAATCGGAGGAGAGGGAGGCGTTGAAATACCAGCCGAGAATGTCCCGGCACTTGAAACCGCTTTACTTGCTTTATTCGTTGGAGCAAAGGAAAAATCAATCGACGGAGTGACAACCGAAATCGAGATCGAACTGGAAAGCAATACTATTTCGGCAGCAGAGCAAACACGTCTCATTTCATTAAGGGAAAAGTTAGCAGTTGTTAAGGCTGGCATTTCAGACGAAGTGAACGACGTTGATCTCTTATCATAATATTAACAAGGGAGGATAAATGACAAGTGCGCAGATAGTAGATTTAATCACGCTTCAAGCTGAGAGTAATGATACCGACATAATGAGTCGAATAATAACCGACTTAATGATGTTAACAGCTTCGAGACGTGTACAAATGGAACAGTTATTTTTAAGGTATCGAGGCGAGGTTCCGATATTACAGCGAACATTCAGCGACGACACGAAGGTAAATAATAAATTATGGATGGATTACAGGGGAATAATAACCGATAACAATGTCGGATATTTTACCGGACACCCGATTGCATACGCTTATCAAAGCAAAGATGCAGCCGTTGCGGTCCCTCAAAAGATTGTCGATACTCTTAAGTCGTTCAAGATCATAAATAACATTGAGGACATTGACGCTACTACCGCTCAATATGCGTCTATATGCGGGTACGGTTCAAGGCTGTTATATATTGACAAGGACGGCAACGAGCGTGTTATGAATACAAAACCGTGGGAGTCAGTATTTATATACGACGCAACCCTTGAGGACTTGCAGTATGGCTTTGTGTTCTATACCATGATCGAGGATGTACTCGGCATAAGTAGAGAACTTATTAAACTGGAATGGTACGATAAAACAAACGTAACATTTTATAAGGCTTATACTGATAACGGTAAGTTTATTCTGGACGACGACGTAAAGGGCGACAATCCGAGACCTCACATGTTCGACGGCGTGCCTATGGTAAAGTTCCAGAATAATAATACAGAGCAGGGAGACTTTGAAAAAGTTGAGAGTCTTATCGACGCTTACGATAGGAATTTATCAGACGAACAGAATGAGACTGAGGAGTTCAGGCTTGCGTACCTTGCCTTTTATGGTGTTGAGCCGACAAAGGAAGATATGATAAAATTCAGAGAGATCGGATTTCTATTATTCCCTGAAAATACAGACGGCAAATTTATCACAAAAGACTTATCGTCAGCCGTTGCCTATACCGAAATGCACAAGAAAACTTTGAACGAGGATATTCTCAAGGCAGCAAAAACCGTTGATATGTCAGACGAAAAATTCTCCGGTACAGGTCAGAGCGGTGAGTCCCGCAAGTGGAAACTATTATCACTTGAGAATAATACCATGAACAAAGAACGTAAATATATACGTGGCTTACGTTATATGTTTAAGTTACTGCAATCAACGTGGAGCAAGAAAGGTATTCCGTTCGATTATGAAAATATGGGCTATCAGTTCACAAGGAACTTGCCTATTGAACTTGCTGGCGAAGCTGAGACAACCGGAAAACTTAAGGGTAATATTCCAGAGCTCACGAGGTTAAGTTTATTGTCATTCATCGACGACCCGCAGAAAGCCCTTGAGCAAATGGGTGAGGACGAGAAAGCTAACACGGCTAATTTATGGGAAGCTCCGCTACCGACAGATCCGAACGCAAATGTAGCAGACCCTAATCCAGACGCTCAAATTCAAAACAATCTGAATAAAAAGGCTGGTAAATAATGCCAACCTTTTCTAACAAGCGTATGAGCGAGCTCATGTCTAAAGGTCAGAAAGGCTCTGAGCAGCTTGTCAGTAACTATGCACGCAATTTAATTGCTTCGTACAAGTCGGCTCTTAAGGACATTCAGTCCGAGATAGCCGACATGTTCGCTAAGTACGGTCAAAACGTTTTGTATTCCGATATGCAGAAGTTTAACCGGCTTACGAACATGGAGAAACAAATAGCTGATATTATAAAACAAACGAACGGCGAAGTAATTAAGACGACTACTCAGGAACTTAAAGACCTTTATTCGCAGAGCTATTATTATGCTGGCTTTGCAATGGAGTCGCAGATCGGAGTACGTCTCGGCTTCGGTTTACTCAGGGAGGGTGATGTCAAAGCCTGTTTACTTAATCCGCTAGATCATATCAAGTGGACGGTACGGCAAGCAGAACACTCGAAGTCACTCTTATCTCAAATACGTGGCGAGCTAACACAGGGCATATTAAAAGGCTCTGGCTATAATAAAATAGCAAAGAATATCGAACGCAAAACAAAAATAGCAGCAGACAAATCATTGCTGATTGCTCAGACCGAAGGGCATAGAGTCATGCAAATGGGACGCTTAGACGCTATGGATACTGCGGAGACGGCAGCCGACAATATGGGAATGACAATTAAAAAAGTTTGGATTGCTACACTTGACGATAAGACGAGAGACGATCATGCTGAAATGGACGGACAGATCGCAGACGCAGACGGAATGTTTTATTTTCCAGACGGCACACCGACAGAAGCGCCCGGAATGTCAGGCATACCTGAGCAGGATATAAATTGCAGATGCGTAGTTCAGCAAGAGATCGAAGGCTTTGAACCTCAAGAAAGGAAGGATAATATTTCAAAAGAGCTTATTCCAAACATGACCTATAATGAATGGTATGCGCTCCGTATCGAATAATTTTTATAAGGAGGAATTTTGTTAAAATATATTTTCATCATGTTAACAGCGTTATTATTTATCGGCTGCGGCTTTACTTCTCAGTGGCAGGGTAAGACCGAGCAGCAAATTGACAAAGAGCGATTAACCCAATACGCTGTATGCTTGGAAAGAGGACATATAAAAGAGTCAACCACCCACCCCAAATATCAAAATATTTTTACAGGGATTGTAGATAACGATACAATTTCATATAGCGAACGCTCGACAATTATATGCACTCCTTATCATTGCTTAAGGTGTGGCAAAGAGTGGACTGAAAGCGATACGGTTAACTTTGGCAAGGTTATTTATTGGAGTAAGCCTTGACTCAAAACGACAGGCTTGAAATAAGCAAAAGCATATTTAAGGAGTCACTCGGACTCATGTACTCTAAGGGCAAAGCGTATGCTGGCGACGTTGACAGCCTCGCTAATTTCAAACGCAACGCAACGAGGCTCGGATTAACTAAATATCAGGTGTGGGGAGTTTATTTTAATAAGCATATCGATTCTATGAATAATGCAATCAGTCAAAATCCTGAGAGACCTATTGACTTGACCGAAGGCTTGAGGGGGAGAATACTCGACGCTATAACTTACCTCTGCATACTTCAATGTTTACTTACTGAGGACGCTCTCAAAAATACAAAGCTAAAGATTAAAGACACGATCATTTCAAAGTTCAGAAAATTTCTTAATAGATTTAGAAGTAAGTAAGGGAGGCAAAGTGGCTCATAAAACATTATGTCCTTCGTGTGGCTCTGATAAGGTTATTCTCTCAGGGAGAATGATGTTAGCGTCAGGGGAAAATAAGCAGCGTTATAAATGTATGAATATAGCGGAGGGGTGTGCTCGTTTATTTACGGAGGACACAGCCGACTTTGAAGTCATTGAGGAAAATATTTCACTTGCAAAACGCTTGCAGAAATCTCGTGACGCAAATCGTATAAAGGACAAATCTTTTAGAGAGGTTACTCGTGTTGAAAATGCAATCGGCGAGTACACTCAGGAGCTTATAAAAGTATTCAGAGACAATGCTATTAACTTCCGAACCGTTAAGCATAAAGCTAACACGGAGGGAGTTGCGCTAATAGCACATATATCAGACCCGCACTTTAACGAGTTAATAAATTTACCGCATAATAAATATGATTTTACTTTCGCCTCGAAACGCTTGCAAAAATTCGCATATAAATTAAAACGCATTGCAAGATTAAATAATGTTAAGCAGATCGTAGTCGCTCTCACTGGTGATCTTATGAACAGTGACCGGAGGCTTGACGAACTCTTAATGCAAAGCACTAATCGAAGCAAGGCGACGTTTCTGGCTTACGAACTCTTAAGTAAATTTATTATTGATCTTAATAAAACTGCGAATATAACGGTATGTACTGTAACCGGAAACGAGTCACGTATCGGATTATTGAGAGGGCTTGTTGACCCTGTTGCGACCGATAATTATGATTATACGATATTTCAGTTATTAAAATTAGGCTTCAAAAATAAAAAGGGTGTTAGCTTTCACGAGGGAGACCCTGTTGAATATTACTTTAATATTGCCGGACAAAATATTTTAATGCTGCATGGAGAAAGTCTCGGAGACTCAAACACTCAAAAGACTATCCAGCAAGTAGTCGGCAAGTATGCAAAGCGTGACATCATAATCCATTTTGTAATATTCGGACACCTTCACACCTGTTATATATCCGATTGGTTCGCCCGCAGCTCGTCCCTGGCTGGCTCAAATGATTATAATGAGAAGGGGCTTAACCTCGCAGGGAAAGCCTCGCAGAATGGTTATTTGGTATCTAAAACAGGTATCGACAAATTTAATTTTGATTTACAGGACGTAAGTTTATACGAAGGTTATCCGATAGCTGAGGAGCTCGAAGCATATAACGCTAAGAGCGTGAGCAAGTTAATTCAGCATAAACCTGTACTCGAAATTATTATATAAGATGTTAGCAGTTTAGCCGCACTCAAAACGCTCGTACGTAACAGTTGAAAAGGCTCGTTACGTGCGAGTCTTGCCTATTATAAAAATAATTTCATTTTATTTCATTTTATTTCATTTTTTACTTGACAATATGTAATGCAATACTTATTATTACAATGACATTAAAAATAACAAATTATACAACGGAGACAGCATTGCAAGTGGTAACGTTTCTTTTAATACTCCCTACGAGCCCGCAGCCAAGAGATCAGCGAACATGAGAGAAAAGTATTTTAATTCGCTCGAAGAATTCTTAACGCATATAAATAACGCAGAAGTTCCTGAATGGGCTCACTCAAACGACGCAAGCAGAGTCGAGTTTTTCGGTCACCTGACTTACGGGGAAGCGTTTGAGAAAGCCCAGAAGGGTTGCCCTGAGACAGCAGCCAAAATGAAGGAAATGTATAGCCGGTTACACGCAACAAGCGCAAAAGTCTTGAAACCTCAAATAATATTTGCAGACTCAGGTTTATTTTTTGACACCGCAACCTTTTTAGAAGGCACGCCCGAATATTGGTTAAGCGAGGAGATCACGGAAGTCGAAGGCAGAGGCTCAAGGGGAGTTGTTAAAATATACGCTAACATAGCCGCAGCGTGTTTCGTCACAGAGGACGACTTTATGAAACGTGGAGCTAATATGGTCCAGGCAGTCGAAATGCTGGAAATTTCAGGTTATTCGACAGAGATTATTTTGTGCGACGGCTTGGCCTCAAGTAGCTCAAGTAGCTCAGGCAGTACAGGCGTATATACATACATCACTATTAAGCAGCCAGATCAGATGCTTGATTTTGACAAGTTAGCTTTCGTACTCGGACACGTTTCATTTTTTAGAAGGTTAATGCTTAGATATTTCGAGAGCTTCTCGGAAGCAGAGAGAACGCTCCTCACTATCACAGCAAGCGGCGGCTATGGTTATCCGAGAGAAGTACCGGCTGAGAAAGGTATTTATTTAACAAGATCATCTTACAGCATGACTCAGGACGAATGGAGAAAAATTTTAAGTGAATACGTGACCTTTGAAGAAAAAATTTAATCATAAAACAACGGAGTAAATATGAGCGAGTCCATGCTAACATTCGCAGAGGTTAACAATGTATAAACTTATGGAAAGTCCCGATACGCTTTATTTTTTATTCAGAGGTAAGGAGGCTCTCATTACTCCAAATAAAATGAGTGCCTTTCAAGGTGTGAGGGGAACGTGTTATCTTTATCAGATACAGGCGACGGATACAGACGAGAGAATACCGTTATGTATTATGAAAATTCATAATCCTTTAATGCGAAACTATTGGGGAGCAATCTGTACGAAAGAGCCGCTTGACTTTGGAGACGAACAGTATTTATATTTAATTAACATTGAACAACAAGAAATAATGAGGAGCTTATAATGAAGCGATTAACTAAATTATCAGTCCGGTTCGGACATAACGAGACATCACCAGCCGGACTTGAGAAATACTTACAGCAAAAAGTCGCCGCAGTTCCGGCTTTATTATCCGACAAGAGACCTCTCTCAATTATTTATAAACGTACTGCTATTGTAATCCATGCTAACAGCGAGAAGTCAATGCGTGAACTTATGCAAGTAATTACGGAAGGTCGTCAGGCTTTCGAGGGAGTCAAGGAAACACTTAAAAAAATGGAGATGAGATGAAAAAGAAAATCGTAATTAAAAAGCGCAAGCCAGTCGGTTCACTGCCAGACTTCATCAAAGTAGATACGTTCAAAAAACATCACTCAAAAGGTGACGAGGTTTGGTTGCGTGACTTCATAAAATTAAAAGGTTGCTCAAGGCAAGCCGTTTATGAAGCCGTGACAACCGGAAAGATCACCGGACTACAGAAATATAATACGCTGTTTATTATATGGGACGACGATAGTAAAAAATGGTTCACTTAATATGCAGTCATTAAGCCGCAAAGCTATCATAGAGCCTCGCTACGTGACTTAATACCGTTAAACCTTATCTAATATCATAATGAAGCCTCTGACAGTTACAGAGGCTTTTTTAATGACCGATCATTAAATAATTATATACGCAGGACACTCAACGTCATATATTATAATGGCTTATAGAATACTTCGGGACGTGCCTTTCTAAAATCAGGACACCGACAGGACAAAACTAAGAAGGATAAGAAGTATATATTCTTTCAGAATATATATAGTCGGAGATAGTCAGCAAAATAATCCCTTCTAATTTTAAGGGAGACATCACGGAATTTACTCAATACTTTTCTCCATTGATTTTTTAATGTACTTACAGGGAAAAACTGTAAGGGCAAAATTTATAAGGAGATTTTTAATGACGAGGTATTTTTGACAATAGCAGAGATCAGAGCTTATTTATCAGAGCACGCAAGTACGCCCGAAGTGATTGCTTTACTCGGAGAACTTAGCCCGCTAACAAGCGATAAGGTTAAAGGCTTCTTGGAAGGTACGGAGGACGGAAAGAAACTCGCAAATAGCTTAACCGATCAGAGAGTCTCTCAAGGGATTGAAACCTTTAAGAAAAATAACTTGAGTGCGCTGGTTAACGCTGAATACATCAAACTACACCCCGACGAAACGCCCGCAGATAAAAAACTTAGAGAGCTTGAGCAGAAATTTGAAGCCTCTCAGAAAAATGTCACGATCATGGGACTTAAGAATAAGGCTCTCAAGGTACTCGACGGTAAGAAAATTAACAAGGACTTACTGGACTTGTTAGAGATCGGCGATACTGAGGAGGCTGTTAACACGAACGTAGCAAAATTTGTATTGTTATTTGACACAGCCGTAAATGAAGCCGTTGCGATTAAGTTTAAGGAAAATGGCAGAGACGCTCCAAACGGCGACGACTTTAGTAAAAATTTCAAGGGCAAAAATCCATTTTCAAAAGAACATTTTAATATGACCGAGCAGGGGAAACTTATTAAAGAGAACCCCGAACTTGCCGAACAGCTTAGGGCTGCCGCAGGGAAGAAATAATTTTTTTTTAATCATTTAAGGAGACACCTTTGACAACTTATGTAGGTACTGCAACCCGAATTGCGGATATTATCGTTCCTTCCGTTTTTAATCCGTACGTAATTCAGAGGACTGCTGAATTATCCGCTTTTTCTCAATCTGGCATTATAACTAACAATCCCGAACTTGACAGGCTTGCGATTGCTGGCGGTAAGTTTATTAACATGCCTTATTTCAATGATCTTGTTGGTGACGACGAAGTTCTCGACGACACTAACGGTCACGCTCTAACTCCCGCAGTTATTTCAGCCGGTCAGGATATAGCCGCTCTTTTAATGAGAGGTAAGGCTTGGGCTGTTAATGATCTGGCGAAAGCTATATCAGGCGACGACCCTATGAAAGCTATCGGTGATCTTGTAGCCGCATATTGGGCTCGTAAAAGACAGGCAGTTTTATTCTCCGCTCTTCAGGGAGCAATGGGTGTTAGCTCCATGTCTGGAAACGTTGCCGATATTTCGGCTGGTGTTGGAGCTCTCGGTGTTATTTCCGCTTCTACTTTTGTTGACGCTTTACAGGTACTCGGCGACGCTAAATATAAAATTACCGCAGTAGGCATGCACTCCGCAGTCGAAGCAAAATTACAGAAAGATGATTTAATCATCACCTTGCCCGCAACTGATTTGAGACCCGAAATTAAAACCTTCGTTGGTCGTCAGGTTATCGTTGACGACGGCTGTCCTTATGCCAACGGTGTTGCGACTACTTACATATTCGGTCAGGGTGCTTTCGGACTTGGTAACGGTGGAGCTCCGGTTCCTACTGAAACCGACAGAGATAGCTTAGCCGGTGACGATGTGTTAATCAATCGCCAGCATTACGTTCTGCATCCTCGTGGAATAAAGTTCGTCGGCGGTACGGTTGCTGGCTCAAGCCCGACTAACGCTGAATTGGCTACTACTTCTAACTGGGCTCGTGTTTATGATAACAAGAACATCAGAATAATTAAGTTCATTCACAAGTTAGCCTAATTGTTCTTAGCTCTATTTTCGAGGGGAGTGTTGTTAGTGTTAACGCACTCCCCTTTTTTTTTAATCAGGAGTAATATGTCACTAATGGGATTTAACTTAAGACGCAGAAGGGCAAAGGAGGAAGCTCACAAAGAGACTCCAATCGGTAGAGGCTATATGGATTTTGACGCTCTTATGCAAATGACAATGGAGAGTTTAAGAAAACTTGCAAAAGATTTGAACGTTCCTAAATACGCTAATTATACGAAGAAAGACCTCGCAGAAATAATCTGCAAAATTCCGGTAGATATTAATAAGTCAGATAATTAAGGAGATTTAATTTGAGAAAAATTTATTTAGTAATCACAGCACTCGTTTTATGGATTGTGTTCACAAGCCTCACACAGGCTCAGTATATCTCAACGGCAAACGGTACAGCGAACTCGTACATACAGTCCTTGATAAAGGCTGATTTGGATAGTCTGATAAAATTGCAGGCAGTAGGTTCTTCGGGCTCTTTCTCTGGTACGGTCACTTCCGACTCGACAGCACAGCATTGGTCAAATTTATTACTTGGTTATATACTCAATAAAGCCTACCACGATACCTCAAATGCAGCAATATTAGATACTGCAATTGCAAGAATATCATTAACATTACAGGAACTTTCTAAAAAGCCAAATAGCAATATTTCAGGCTTTGCAACTTCAATTAAGCAAGACACAGCATTAAATTGGTTTACAAATATTCTAACTGAGTTGTCTAAAAAACCTAATTCTAATATTGCTAACTATACAAGATCAGATTCAGCTACAGCACAAACAGCTCTTGTATTACAAGAGCTTTCGAGTATCAAATCCGACATGGATAACCTTAATATTGTCGATATTTGCCTTGTAGATACTGCATTAAATGATACCTGCACGTTATTTACTCAACATTCCGTAAGTGTAGCCTCTTTAGGATTAGTGCATTGGTATTCTTATTGTATCTATTCGGATAGTGGATATTACTTTAGCAATAAATGGGGATTTGCTGTACCTGTTGGAATTTTAAGCGCACAGGCACCAGCATGGAGTAGCTTTACATCGGGAGAATTATCACCTACTCAATTTCCAACCATTTACTATATGAAGTCCTCTGGTTATGCAGGAACACAAAATATATTCCTAAAGATATGGGGTAGGTGATATGAAATATGCAACTATGAAAACATTTTTAATAATCTTTTTAGCATTAACGGTTAATGGATTTGCAACACCTTATTATGTTGATCAGAATGCAACTGGTAATGGCTCTGGCTCAAGCTGGACGAATGCATCAAAAACCGTTTCAGGTTTACCGTGGAGTTCCATACAGGGGGGAGATACAGTTTCTGTTTCTGGCGGAACTGATTCAACGGTTT